CAACGCTGCCACAAGCGCGTCTACGGCCACCACACAAGCTACTAACGCAGCGGCTAGTGCAGCGACTGCAACGACCCAGGCTAGTAACGCGAGCACATCAGCAAGTAACGCAGCCACAAGCGCAACGAATGCTGCTGCATCAGCAAGCACAGCATCTACGCAGGCAAGCAACGCTTCTACCAGTGCGACGAATGCGGCATCCAGTGCGACCTCTGCAACTGCTTCAGCCTCTACTGCTACCACTCAAGCGTCTAACGCTTCGACCAGTGCCAGTAACGCTTCAACGAGCGCAAGCAATGCAAGCACAAGCGAGACCAACGCAGCGGCCAGTGCGTCAACTGCTACTACTCAAGCGACTAATGCTTCTACAAGCGCATCAAATGCAAGCACCAGTGCCACTAACGCAGCTTCATCAGCATCTGCTGCTAGTACATCTGCAACAAACTCAGCGGCATCTGCAACCAGTGCTGCTAACAGCTTTGACCTGTTTGACGATAGGTTCTTGGGAGCTAAAGCATCAGACCCGACACTAGACAATGACGGCAACGCTCTAGTGGAAGGTGCTTTGTATTTCAACAGCACTACCGACACTTCAAGAGTTTATAACGGCACTGCTTGGCAGAATGTTGCTCCGGTAGCCACAACGATTGACCTAGCGACTCAGGTTACGGGCACCCTCGCTGCTGCTAACGGTGGCACGGGAATTACATCGCCAGGCACACTTGGCAACGTCCTGACCTCAACCGGCACAACATGGTCAAGCGCACCTCCTGCGGCTGGCGGTCTTGAATATGTAGTGAAGACAGCCAACTACACCACTTTCGACAAAGAAGGCGTACTTGCAGATACTTCTGGCGGTGCGTTTACCGTTACGCTACCGGCTACTCCGGCAACAGGCGCTCAAGTAGTTGTGGCTGACTCAGGGTCGTTCTGGGGTACTAACAACCTCACAGTCGGAAGAAACGGCTCAACGATTGGCGGTCTGTCTCAAGACCTTGTGTGCGACATTACCGGCGTAAGTGTGCAGCTCGTTTATGACGGCTCTACTTGGGAAGTCTACGCTCAGATCGGCGGTAACGGCGGCACTGCTGTAACGCTGGACGGGACTCAGACGCTTACAAATAAAACGCTGACTGCTCCTACTATCGCATCAGCCAACCTAACTACAGCCTTAACTCTTGCTGGTGCGGCAGGTACTAACGGGCAAGTGCTTACAAGTGCTGGCTCTGGTTTGCCGTCTTGGACAACCCTTTCTTCTGGATTTACTCTTGGCACTCCCGTTGCTACAACATCAGGAACCTCAATTGACTTTACTGGCATACCAGCAGGTGTAAAGCAGATCATTATCTCGTTTGACGGGGTTTCAACTAATGGAACATCCGAAAAAACAATACGACTTGGCGATGCTGGTGGTATTGAGACCACTGGCTATAACAGTACAAGCATGAGGCTGGAATCAACAGGTATATCTCCCACCAGCAGCACTTCTGGATTCGAGATTAACTCGGTTCTTATCGGTGACACTATGATGGGTAGCGTGATTTTGACCCTTGAAAACTCCAGCACAAACGTATGGGCAATAACGGGGATTTTGACACATACCTCCGCTTCCCAATTTACGTTAGCTGGCCGCAAACCTCTCTCTGCGGTGTTAGACCGTGTGCGCCTAACTACTGCGGGCGGTGTTAATACTTTCGACGCAGGCGAAATCAACATCGCGTATATCTAGGAGCTGCCATGAACAGAATTGAAATGAATGTCTCAACCGGCGTAAAAACAATTGTGCCCTACACCGCAGAAGAAGAAGCGGCATGGGCAGCAGAAGTGGCAGCTTATGAAGCACAGAAGGATATTAGACAGGCCGAAAGCGTTAGAGACAGCCGAGATACTCTACTTGCCGAGTGCGACTGGGTAGCCATCAAAGCGTTCGAGACTGGCACTCCTGTATCAGCGCAGTGGGCTGCTTACCGTCAGGCATTGCGTGACATTACAACGCAGGAAGGTTTTCCTTGGACAATCACTTGGCCGGTCAAGCCGTAAGGAGTAAATCATGGCAACACTATCAAGCATCATCACGCCGACTAACCTTGTCACATTGACGGGGACTCAGACGCTGACCAACAAGACTATCAATGGCGCAAGCAACACAGTCACCAACGTACCATTAAGTACGGGTGTGACTGGTACGCTTCCTGTCGCTAACGGCGGTACTGGACTCACTACGCTTGGAACGGCTACACAAATATTAGCAGTTAACTCTGGGGCTACTGCTTTGGAGTATGTGGCTTTGCCTGCTGGCTCGGCAGTTGTGAGAGTGGCTAGAACGAGCAACACAATTCTTGACGGCACAAATCGCGGCAACTTGATTGACATTACCAGCGGCACGTTTAGCCAAACCTTCACAGCAGCGGCAACGCTTGGGAGTGGCTGGTTTGCATATGTTGGCAACTCAGGGACAGGATTTGTAACGCTTGACCCGAATAGCACAGAAACTATAACCGTGAACGGTGTAGCGCAAACAACTTGGGTGCTCTGGCCGAGAGAAATGGGCCTAATTGTTTGCAATGGGAGCAACTTCTTTTACTACAACATTCAGAAAGGGGAAATTACCCAGACAATTTCTACTGGAGTGGCAAGCGTAGCGTTCTCAACTGGATTGAATTATCGGCGCAATATGATGCTATTTCTAGAAAATGTTGCGGTTAGCACCACTGCCGATAGCCGACTTACTATCAGGTCTGACACTTTGAGAGATGCAACATATACAGTAATCCTAAGCGACTCAACCGTGACTGGCGATAACGGAAACGATCAAAATATAATAAATTCAGGCACTCCTGCAAACGGAACTGGATTACAGCGCATTGCCGGAACTATGAAAATATCAGTAGGTACTGTTGAGACTCTTATCGAATCTATCACAAGACTGACTAATGACACTCCTCGAACACTTGAGACAAGGAGGACTTGGCGCTGGCTTACGACAAATGAGACAAACCTTAATGATATAACTTTTACGAGACAGTCTGGAAATTACACGGCAGGAACCTTTATCCTTCGGGAGGTTTGACATGAGACATAAAATGATTGATGGGGTTCTGGTTCAGTTTACCGATGCGGAAGAATCCGAACAGGATGCACGGGAAGCTGAGTACCTAGCCAGCGAAAATGATCGAGTTGCATCTCGTTTAAGGGCAGAGCGCAATCAACTGTTAACTGCATCCGACTGGACTCAAATCAGTGACAGCACAGCAGATAAAGCAGCATGGGCAACCTATCGGCAAGCACTGCGAGATATTACAACGCAAGCAGGCTTCCCGTTGACTGTCGAGTGGCCCGTACAACCTTGAGGTGACCAATGAACATAGATGAGATTGCGCTACGCCAAATAGTGCGCGAAGAACTCAAGTCCGTCCTCAAAGAGGTTGGCCTCCACGACGAGGACGCTGGCAACGATGTGAGAGACCTTCGCTCCCTGATTACCGACTGGCGCGGCATCAAGAAAGTCGTCTGGCAGACTGTTGCCAGGGCAGGGACAATGTTCGTCCTTGGTCTGCTCATGCTTGGTGCCTGGAGTAAACTTAGCGGTGGAGATAGCCCTGAATGATTGACCCCGTCTCAGCCTTAGCCATAGCCACAAGCGCCTACAAAGCCATTAAAAAAGGCATTGAGATGGGCCGTGAGCTGGAGGACATGGGCGGTCAACTGGGGACTTGGTTCGGTGCTGTTTCTGATGTCAAGAATGCGGAGGAGGAAGCCAAAGACCCGCCCCTGTTTAAGAAGTTAATTGCTAAAGGCAGTGTTGAACAGCAAGCCCTGCAGGCACTGTTTGCCCGAAAGAAGATCGAGCAACAGGAGAAAGACCTTAGAGAACTAATCGTCTGGCGCTGGGGCACTGAAGAATACACGGCGATGATGCGTGATCGAGTCAAGATTAAAGACACCCGCGCAAGAGCACTCCAGGCTCAACGTAGAAAGATGCGAAACTTTATTATAAACACGCTGACCATTGTTGCTCTGCTGGGGCTGACTGGGATTCTTATTATGTTTACTGTCGGCATTATCACAAATTTGAGGTAACAAACAATGATGACTCTTATTTCTACACTGCTCGGTTTCGCAAGTGGTGGATTGCCAAAACTGTTGGATTTTGCACAGGATAGGGGAGATAAAAAGCACGAGCTGGCGCTCATGGCTGCTAATCGTGAGCGTGAGATCGCCTTGGCAAAAGAAGGCTTTGTAGCTCAAGCCAGAGTTGAAGAGATCAAGACAGAACAGATTGCCATGCAGACCCAGACGCAAGAGCGTCTTGCTATGTACAAGCACGATATGAAAATTGGGGAAGGGGCCAGCACGTGGGTAATCAATCTTAGGGCTAGCGTGAGGCCGGTGGTGACCTACCTCTTCGTCGCTATGTTGATCACTGTAAATTGCGTTGGCATCTGGTACGCATATTCAACAGGTGTGCCGTTTAAAGAAGCAATCGACTTAATCTGGTCAGAATCTGAAACCAGCATCCTTGCCACAATAATCGCATTCTGGTTCGGTTCACAAGCGTTTAATTCCAAGCGTTGACTATGACTATTTCAGATGCTGGCATTCAGTTGATCAAATCTTTCGAGGGCTGCCACAATACGCCCTACAGATGCCCTGCTGGGCTTTGGACGATTGGGTATGGTCATGTACTGTACCCAGATCAAGCGCGTCTCAAAACGCCTGAGAGAGCGTTATACGGGATAAAGGATGAACACAACAGGACTTTTGAGTATGACGAAATTGATTCGATACTTGAAAAGGATTTGGAGAGATATGAGGCTGGCGTACTTCGATTATGTCCTGCTGCTGCTGATAGCCAGTCTGAGTTTGACTCAATTGTCAGCTATAGTTTCAACGTGGGACTAGGCAACCTTCAGTCTTCAACCCTGCGAATGAAGTACAACAGAGGTGACTACGAAGGCGCAGCAGATGAGTTCCTCAAGTGGAACAAGTGTGGCGGGAAAGTTTTAGCTGGACTGACCCGCCGACGATCTGCTGAAAGGGCTTTATTCTTGTCGTAAAAAAAGCCCCAGTGAAGGGGCTGCCTGTAGCTTTTCGCTGGACAAATAAGGGAAAAAACCAGCAGCACAAGGCTAAGGACTAGATTCCCTCTACATCATCCCCGAAATTCTTTTCCTTCTCAATCCTTCTTCTAATTGCCGACATTGGCTCTGCGTTTTGGGCGTGTACACCTCTTGGGATTTCCTTTATTTTCCCGCCTTTCGCCAGGTACTCTTTTATTTGCGCTTCCAGCTTCTCGCGCTCAGGGGTTTGAGTGTCTGATGCGCGTTCCAGATTGTAGTAGTACGTGTTGCTTCTCATCGCCCTGTACTCCCGAATCCCCCCTCACCGCGCCCTGTGTTAGAAAGGGCGTCAACTTCGACGAGATCAAAGGCAGGCGCTGGAATCACTACAAGCTGGGCTACCCTGTCCCTTGCGCGGATGTAATGCCCGCCATTGCCTGCAACATAGGTCATAGAGAGTTTTATCTCGCCTCGATAGTCTGAGTCGATTACCCCTACGCTGTTTGTTAGGCCCACGCCTGCTTTACTTAAACCTGACCGGATGAAAACAAGGCCCACATATCCCTCTGGTATCTCGACCGCAATACCCGTACCGACCAGCACTGATGCTCCACTCGATACTAGCGCGTCTTCCTCTGAGTGCAGATCAAGTCCCGCAGAACCCGCTGTCCCGCGTGTCGGTGTGATTGCAGTCGTTGTCAGTTTCGTAAATCTCATTATCGCCCCCGGTAGAAAATGTGGTTGTCGATTCTAGTCGTTCGTTGAAGCTCTGTCGCCCACCAAGGGTGTACTCTCGTCGCATGGTAGTGTGTAGCCCCACCAGTGGGGTCTGGTAAAAAGTTGCCCGCTGTCAGCATCGTGACCAGCAGGGCTTGGGCGTATGCCCACTCGTCGTGGATATCCTCGCGCTTGCCGTCACACATAAAAGAGAACTGGCACTGATTCCTGCGATGCTCGTCCTCGGTGACAACATCGCAGGCCGTGTCCGGATAGCCCGGTGCTGCTGTCCTGTGATAGATCACCCACGCGACTGCTGCCTGGCCTTCTATAGGCTCGCCACGGGCCTCGAAGTAGATTGCTGACGCGATGCAGAACAGGGAGGCGATCATGTTGGCTCCTGCGCCGTGGCTCGCTCCTTTAGCATGGCATCTGCTATTCGGTACGCTCGCAGCGCGAATTCTGTGTATTCGCCTTGCAGGGTGCTATCAGACAGCATTCCTTGCAGTGCTTTCGCCGCGAAATAGTCGCGCAGTGTCAGTTCATCTTTCATTTGGTAGCCCTCAGTCTTCGCCACAAGCGGGCGATTTCTTTTCGTTGTTGTTGTTGGTCTTGCGTGTACTGTAGAGCGGCGTACTTCTCTCGGATTGCGTACTTCAGGAATTCTTTCATCGCATCGCCTTCAGATCATGCTCACGCACCCAGGCTTCCAGCTTGTGCCGCACGTGCTCCCGGCTGTAGCCGAAGAACACCAACCCCTCTGTGTCCAGGCGGAACCACTTATTACTGATCTGTCGGATTATCATCGCTTTCTTCCTCCTCTGGTGGGTTGCAGTGGATGCAGCCTGAGTGATCTGGGTCACGGCAATCTGGATGCCTGCGTAGGTCTTGCTGATACCATCGCTGGCGCCGCGTTGGGCGCTCGTCGTCGTCATAGTCAAACATACTGCACCGCCCCGCACTGCGGCAAATAACGATGCGGCCTACCGAGCTTTTGCTCCGACTCGCGAATGGCCTTCGCAAGATTCCTGCGCGAATTGTTTATGTGCTGCATCACAAAACCTTTCCACCCGTTGCTCTGCTTTGCTTGTTTCCACTCCGCATAGCTTTTGGTCCAGTATTGGAGGCCGGTTGTCTTTAACTCTCTGTCGATATTCATAGGATCACCATCGCGCCAATCAGAAAGGCGCATATCAGGGTTGCTATCATTGCGCTGCGCTCGCTCATTTGCTTGCACCTTCTGCCAGCATCAAGATGTATGCCGACACTGTCAGGCCCAGCTTGCGGGCTGCTCGCATAATCTGCATATGCTGTTCAGATGTGACGCGGATGTTTATATTCTTGTCTTTCATGCTGACACCCCGGCAAGCTCTGCAATTAGTGAGTCGGCGTGTTCTACGGCACAAAATGCAAGAGTTTGGTGCCATTCGTTTCCGGTCTCAAACTCACTAGCATCAAATGATTTACTCCCTAAAAGCCCCTGCATAGCTGCCATTGCAAACATCTCCCGCTTGGTAAGGCCGGAGCTTGTCATATCTGCTTCTTTCATTTTTTAATTTCCTTGGTTGATGGCCGTCCGTGGCCGTGGTTGGCCGTCATGCTTCCGTTTCTTTTCTACGCAAAGCGCGAATCACTTGTTTGCATAGCTGTTTTATCCGGTGGTATTCGTTTTTCTTTAAATTGTGCTGCGCTTCTAATAGCCACCTCTCTGCGTTTTTCTTGTCTGCCTCCGAGGGTGTTCTCATTTTTGCCATGCTCATCACTCTTTAGTTGATGGCCGTCCTTGGCCGTGGTTGTTAGATTGATTCGATCACTAGACGAATCATGTCTTCGGTGCTGGTGCTGGTTGGGTGGACAAAGATCGAATCGATCTTGTCGAACCCGTCGTCTCCGCCGAAGTAGACGTACCCTGCTCCGCGCACTGCTTCAATGTCTAGCAGCGGGTAGGCTGCTTTGAGGGCTTTGTTGACTGCTGCGAAATTTGCCATGATCCTTTTCCCTTTTGTCTCCGCTGAATTGCGGTATGTGCGTACAATAACCAATCCCCGCCCATATGTATACACATTTTATACAAATAGTTTCTATTGATTGCGGGCGGAGTGGTTTATTTTCTCTATTATCTGCCGCTGTGCATCCTGGCAGCCTTTAGCAACCAGCCATGTGTCGCCAATGCCATGAAGGTAATCACGCCAATCCTTCTGCTCTGCGGATAAGATTCCGCCCTTTTGCCGCTTCATCTCGATCCAACAGTGCCATGCCGGGATATAAAGGTCAGGCACCCCGGCGCTTACGCCTTCCAGCTTCAGCCGCCCTCCTTCGCGCTGGGAGCGCGATCCGCCGTTGGGGATGGCAAAGATACGCACTCCCTCATACTGGCGGCGGAACCATGCCACCAGCTCGCGCTGCTCCTCATGCTCGGTTGGCACCCGGCCTGCTACATCAGCGCACTTCAAAACGGTATTCTTAACTCTTGCCACTCGGCGCATTGGTCAATCTCCTGTGCGAATTGTTCGGGAACGATCTGGTCGAACTTGATGCACCGTCCACTTTTTATAAAGAAGCTTTCGCAAGTGTGGCAGCACTTTGGCGGTCGCCGGTTGTACCATTCGCTGATGAAGGTGGGGGTCTTGTACATATCAATCCTTAAAATATCCGCTTGGTCACCCGAAAATACTTCCCATCTTTTTTGTACTCAATCATCTGGGGAAGCCTGCCTGCTGACAGCCGTGCGGCGATCTCGGATAGGTCATCCGACCTGACAGCGTCCAGGGCATTACACTGCACGGCTATTGATGCCAGCGTTTGCATTGCTCGCTGGCCTGCATAACCATCGTGCAGGATGGTAAAGAACTCGGTGATGAGAGGATCGGACAGCGCCCCGTAATAGTCCACAGCGATCATCTGCTTACCGCTTACCCTGCTGGTGTGCTCTCGCCATCTCCAGTCAGTGACGGCCATTTCTGTTGCCTCCATGCCCATTATGTCAACGTCACGCAGCACCAGCGGCTTTTTAAAAGGCTCTGGAAACGCCTCTCCGCAGGCTGGGCAAACGGTGGCAGATATGTACACCAACTCCCCGCAGCTCTCGCACACCTTTACAGGTGCTTCGCCTTTTCCTTCCATGCCCTTCTTGCTCGGTGGCCTGACGCGAGTTATGGGGCCGTGTTCCTCTACCACCCCCGCAAAATCCAGCACCAAGCAATGATCCGTGTGGCTTTTTGGCCGCAGCCCTCGGCCAGCCATCTGCACATATAAGCCTGGCGATGCAGTGGCGCGTAGCATGGCGATCAAGTCAATGTCAGGGTGGTCAAAGCCGGTGGTCAGCACATTGGCATTGGTCACGGCGCGAAGCCTGCCTTCCTTGAAGTCTCGCAGGATCGTCTCACGCTCTTTCTTCGGCGTCATGCCGGTGACGCACTGCGCTGCAATGCCGCGATCACGCAGCACTGCCGCTACGTTCTCGGCGTGTTTCACCCCAGCGCAAAAGAACAGCCATGACTTGCGATCCTCGGCAAAGCCTATGACCTCATCCACCACTGCGCGGTTGTGGTCTTCGGTGTCGAAAGCCTCCTGCATCTCTGACTCGATGTACTCTCCTCCTCGCTTGTGCAGTCCGTCAACGGACAGCTTTTCGCGTGTCACCTTAGAGCGCAGCGGGGCCAGATAGCCTTTGTGCAACAGCTCCTCGATGCTTACTGGCTCGATCAGGGCGTCGAAGATGGCGGGCTTGTCGGTAATCATGCCATGCCCAAGACGGTACGGCGTGGCGGTCAAGCCGATCACGCGCAGCATTGGATTGATTGTTGTCAGAGCGTCAATCAGCATCCTGTAACCACCTGTTTCTGCGATGCCGATTAGGTGGCACTCGTCTACGATAATGAGGTCAACGTAGCCAATCTGATCGGCTTTGTTTCGCACCGACTGGATGCCTGCGAAGGTGATCGGCTCGGCAAGGTTGCGGCTGTTCAGGCTGGCCGAATAGATGCCCATCGGTGCGCCCTTCCAATGCTGGCGCATCTTTTCGGCGTTCTGGCTGATCAGCTCTTTAACGTGCGTCAGCATGAGCACTCGCGTTTCAGGCCAGTTTTGCAAAGCATCCTTGCACAGAGCCGCAACAATGTGGCTCTTGCCTGACCCGGTTGGGAGCACCAGGCATGGGTTGCCATTGCCGTTTTCGCCAAACCATTCATAGAGCTGGGTGATGGCGCGTTGTTGGTATTCTCTCAGGGCTGTCATTCTCTTGGCCCTCCAAACATATCAATCTGTTTTGTTTCTTGATTAAACCTTTTTATAGCAGCCTCATAATAATTTTTGTCTATTTCAGTCCCCACGCACTCAATCCCGCAGTTATAAGCAGCTATTGCTGTTGTTCCAGTTCCTAAAAACGGATCGTAAATGCGCTGACTACCTGAAAAAAAGCACCTAATGATCTTTTCCGGCAGAGCAATAGGAAATCCCGCTCCGTGGTTCTTGTCTGCTCTTTCTGTTGGCTGTATGCGCCAGATATTTGACTCTGATCCTCTTGCAAAGCCTGCCCCTTTAAACTGCCGCGCTATCGGATTTCCTCCGAACACATATATAAATTCAAATTGGCTGTTTAATACGCCGTCCGCGATGCTTGGTTGAGCAACAACTTTATCCCAGATAATTGTTTCCTTTAGCACATTGGCAAACATTCCAACCACAGATGCAATAGCGGGCTTATTGCCTGTAATCTGTTGGATATTCAAAAAAACAAGGTCAGAGACTCTTAATGCTTCTTTTAGAAATTCAACAAGAAAATTTTTGTAGTCCTCCATCGGCAAATTATCGCTATAATTTTGATATTTCGTGGATAGTTCTTTTACAATTTGCCTGCTGACATATCCATCGCCTTTAGAATTTACTCTTAAATTCATATTGTATGGCGGGCTAGTAATAATTGCGTTAAAGGCCTTGTCCGGAAGAGTCTTCATATACTCCATGCAATCCATATTTAACAGTGTAATCATCCACTAATCCTCGCCCCAAATTGTTCACGCAGTGCCATCACGTTTTCGTCGTTGCTCAGTGCAAGAGGAAGATTCGCCAGCAGCTCTTTGCTGTGATAGCCATCCTCGCCGTTGATTACCTGCTTGCCCTCAATCTCATAAATTGCCGACCAATCGCCCGACCCGCCGACCAGCTTCCACGGCACCAGATCAGGATGCAGCACATGGCTATCGCACCCGGCATACTGCGCCTCGGTCGGTATCGTGTCGCCCCATCGAGCACAGTGCCATGTGCCGTCATTCTTTGGCGTGGCGTGAGCGCAGGTGCGGCAGTTGACCTGCTCGGTCTTTTGCGTCTTGTGGCAGAAGCCATGCGCGGGGCAGAATTTGCAGATGTACCAGGCTGGCGATGCGCCGGTAATCGGCTCGGGCATACGCTCAGTCAACGCAATGCGCTGGCCCCTTGCCACGAACGCAGTTGCACTTTCCTCGCACAGCCTGACACGCTCGGTATAGATGCGGTCATCGTCTTTGCAGACGGCGTAGTACAGCGCCCGGTCCACCTTTGCGCCCAGCATATACACCTGCATCTGCGCCCAGTGGACCGGCTTGGCAAGCTGCACCCCGCTTTTTTCCAGCTCATTAAATGACTTCAGGCTGTGCGTCTTGATCTCCAGGACATGATGCTTTCGCGGTGCTTCTGGCACGCCAGATTCAATTATTCCGTCAATGCTGCCAGAAACGTGACAGCCAAAATCAACCTGGCTCTGGCTCTCGCCGGTATCGGTCACATGGCACCCGGCAGATCGCAGGTCGGAAACAACTGTTTCCTCCTCCCTCTGCCCGCGTCGAAACAGGCGCAGGATGCGACCGGGGAACGGCTCAATGACCGCCCAACGGAATGACAGCCAGAGCTTGCGCTCGCACGGCTCGCCAAGCATCGAGCATCCCATGTGGGCGCGTGGATTCTCGGCGCGGGCTTCGTGTGCAGCATCTATGCTGGCGGAAAGGGTGTTCATTGCTTCGGGAATTGCGGTCATAAAATTACAGGGACAGTTTCCCGCCCCTGCCCTGCTGTTATTATTTGCGGCCCCAGGGTGGAGAGACTGGTGGCGTTGCTGCCGTACTTGCAGCGGCTGCCGGTGCAGCAGGCTTGGGCATTGCGCCGCCTTCGATGGCCTTCCAGCCCTTGATCTCATTCGACGGCTCGTACCCTTCGGAGGTCTTTGTCGTCAGCTTGATCGAGCAACGGTTGCCGATAAGCTGATCGGTGTCGGAGACCTTCGTCAGACCAATCGAGCGCATTACATCACCAAGCTGCTGCCGACCGATCTCCTCTGCCTTGGGGTTTGGATTGCGGATGTTGAGGTTGCCGAACACCACTCGCCCCTGATGCGTTGGGCCGGTAATGTCGTAGCGCACCTTGATATACTGCCCTGTACCCGCCTTCGTGGTCTCAAGGCTTGCTGCTGCGATGCTCGCCGTGTACCAGCCATCGGGCAGCGGGGTGTAGTCGCCTGTGTTGCCTTTTGGCAGGTCGTCGGTGCTGAAAGTCTCGTTTAAAAAGGCCATGTTTATTTCTCCTGATGTTCAATTGAAAAGGACGGACGTCCGGGTGTTGTTGTAATTGCTTCAAGCAATGCGGTGGTGATGCTCTCGTCAGCAGCCTTCCAGCTTCTGACATTTATCTCAGGCTTCCAGCGGAAGAGGCTCGACAGGTGATCTGTCAAGCCATTCTCTGCGGCGATTTCTTGCAGCTTGTCGCTGTCGATCTTGTGGTTCAGCCGACCGACCAGTTTGATCTTGAAGCCTGGCGCATCGGCGTTCTCGGTGCCATCAAATGCCTCCGGCAGGCCGATCAGCGACAGCATTCTGTCCTCAATCAGTCGGCGCTCCTCCTGAGCTGCTTTCTCGGCGTCCTTGGCCGCTATCCATTGCGCTGACAAGTCGGACAGGCTCATATTGCACCGCCGATCTTGTTAATGACTGCTCCAATGTCTGGGGCTTCCCATGCGTCCAGCTTGCCGCTGCGATCCTTGGCAAGCCACAGTCCGTCTGAGTCGCACATCAGGGCGCGTTGAGCGACTCCTTCGGCGTCCTTTTCTACGCGCAGGGCCAGCACCTCGTCAAAGAAGTAGGGCAGGGATTGCCCAACCTTGTTACCCGGCATTGATGGCGAGTAAAGGATGCGCCCTGTTTCGTCTTGCGACTTCTCAACCTTCGCTGTCATCAGAACGTGCTTGCCGGGCAGATCACGGAATGCGCGGATA